AAAGAGATTCCAGTTGATACCGCTGGTGCAAAGTGGGGTGATAAGATTAACCTAGCAGGTACTCCCGCTGTAGCTGATGTAAGAGGGGCTGCAATTCTAGGTAATCAGGCTCGTGATTTACCACCGAGCGTAGCTGAAAAGTTTAATCTAACTAATCTTACAAACCGACAGGGTCAAGGTATATTGGTACCTAATACTGTTGATACTAATTATTTGACTCCTGCTCAACAATCAGCTAAAGAGGCTTTAGCATCTGCAGAAGCAAGACATGCCAAGGCTGTTGAGAATGCTGCTAAAGCTCAATATGAATTAGAGAAATTAAGAAGTTCAATTTCTAAACCTGTCGCAATGGCACAGCGAGCTTTCAATAGTGTAAATGAGAGAGCTACACAAGCTGCAAGAGCTGCAGAAGAACTCGCTCCTGAGGCTACTAACATCGCTAAACAAGCGGGTAAATTTGTAGGTAAACTTCCAATAATCAATACTGTTGCAGGTGGTTTAGGTGGTTATCAAACCATGCAAGGTGTTGAAAACTGGAATAAGGGCAACAAGTTAGAAGGCGCTATGGATGTTATGGGTGGCGTGGGTGGGGGATTAATGCTCTATCCGCATCCTTATGCAAAAGCTGCTGGGGCTGTACTATCTGCCCCACCTTTAGCCTATGAAGCCTATAAACTAATTACTGAAAAATAAGCTAACCTATACGAACTACCTTAGCTCTACGGAGTATTGTTTCATATTCTATCTTTGCTTTATCATCCAATTTACGCAGAGGTAGTTCTTGATAATACTTGTATTTAGCTTGATATGCGGGTAGCTCTGATGGGCGAACCCATCCATATTGCTTAATCCAGCGTTCTTCAATATTAGTACCGCTTGCTGTCCATATATGTTCATTCATCTTTAGTTTCCTTTTTAGGGCTGAATTGTTCATGCCAATCCTCTAGAATCTGAAGCAAATGTTTTCTAAAGTTTTGGCGGGTTACAAACTCACTAGGCTGATACATGTTTATAAAACGCTGTAGCGGATCAAATACTCCTTGAAAATCATCCTTAGGTTCAGGTAATATATCAGTTGGATCTTTTGAAGCTGGTGTAATTATACCGTAAATTTGATCTGTCATTGGGGCATCTTTGCCCATCATGATTAGATCTTCTATTTCTTTAGCTGTTATTACTTTTTTAACTTCTACCAATTTAGGTGTTTTAGTTTCTACTTTTTCAATTGCTTTTGCAGGTTCTGGTTTTTTAGTTGCCATCGTTTCTACTCTCCCATTTTCTATAAGTTGGATGTTTATGTTCCCACCATCTATGCGGTTTATACCGACCCATTTTTAGTGTTAATCTAAGAAAGCTAAACCGAGATTGAATAGCAGAGCGAGACTGCCTTCTACGAACTTCCATAGGGCTTTTACTCCTACGCGGTATTAGCTCTCTTGTTATCATTTACTTGTCTTCAATAAATATAATGCTAACAATGCTGATTCAGCACGACCATCATCCTTTTTACGTTTAAATAGATCAGATTTAGATGGCCAAGTTCTCATAGCCATCTCCCGTGCACCATCTTTACTTGAATTCACTCCCATAATCTTTTTCCACACTGCTGGGGTTACAAGCTTGTAGGGCATATCTACCCCTGCTAAAACCCCCTCTAAAATACCTAGAGAACGACCGAATGAAAACATACTTGTAACACCCTGTCCTGGCATTGCATTTACTTGTTCAATAATACCTTCTATTGATTGAGTCTTAAAGAGCCTTAATTCAGCCACAATACTTTGAGGATTTACTCTCTGTTTTATTGATTTACCAGAAGTATAAGAAAGAGTGGGCATGTCAAATACCTGCACAATTGCCCCACCTTTATCTAATACTGAAAATGCTCCGCTGATTCCTGGATCAATACCTAAATAAAAATCACTCATTATTTTCCTCTTTGTAAATGGTTCACACAACCTAATAGCTGTGCATTTAAAGTTAATTCTGAATCATGCTGTTCACAATACCATTTACCGTCTTCAATAGGTTTAGAATATTCGCATGTGCGGCAATTCATCAATGGCTCTTTTTGATTATAACAGACTTCTTTAAAATCACACCATCTACAAGGAAATACCTCAATATTTTCACCAATACCTGCGGGACGCAGTTCAGCTGCTAGTAGAACCTTAATACGTTTTAAAATTTCATTTTGAATGTGGATGTCTGGCTTGATACGTCTAACGTAGTATCGCTCATCGTTCTTATTTAGGGCAATATAAAGCCCTCGTTCTATGCCACTGAATAGCATACCCGCTTGAACTTGATAATAATGCATTGGCTTGGATAAGGCAACACCTTTCTTTTCTAAATCTTTAAAAGAATTATCATTATGAGTCTTTGCCTCAAGAACATGAGGTGTATTTTCAGCTCCAGGTACACCCTTTATAACCCCATCTATTTTTACTACAAAATGTCCAGTGTCATCAGTGAAAGTAAATTGATTATCATTTGAATCAATATCATGCACTGTAAAGCCTGCAAGCCTCAAATCAGCTATTATTCTAGTCTCTTGCAGGTGTCCTGTTTCAAATAGACGAAGCATTCTGCCGTCAAATTCAAAATTATCATATCCACGCCAACTCATCCATATTTTACGAATACATTCTTCACCAATGCTAGATGCACCTAACCTAGACAACCGCATTGTCTCAGCTTTACTCTCTTTTATAGCGGTATACACTGCAGACACCATTTCATCCTCCTGTGCGGGGATCATAATTGGTGCTGGTTTCTTTATTGCCATGCTATTTCCTTTATTTAGGTGGGGCTACTCGCTGCACACTCCAGTGTTATCCGTGATTAACACTTTAATGCATCCGCTTTTGCCCCATAGTTGGTGGGGTTACTCAGTCTTTTTAGTCGTTCGTCTTAGAGTACTTGAGCTGAATAGTGTCAGGGTAACCCCATAAGCCGTTAATCCCAAGGATTCTTTTTCTTACCTTCTTTAGGTGTATTCTTTGGGATATCTTCTTCTAAATCAACAATAGCATCTTTCTTTGGAGCTACTTTTGGAGCTATATCTCCTTTTGAAGCATAACCAATGATGCGGTTTTTATCAGAATAACCCTCAGTACCTTTTTCAATATCAAGGACTGCTGTGAATTGGCGCTCAAGCAATTCATCAACAGAGTTAGCATTTGGCTTACCGCATGCGCGTGCCCAAGCTGAAACCTGCTCACGACCAATCTTTTGAGCCTTTTCTGAATCATTATGAATATTAAAATTGTTCCAGATCTTACGACCCGCAGCTTTGCCAGAGACCACTTCAAAAGTAGCAGCGATCATTTGACCACCTTTCTTTGTTGTTTTCTCTTCAGCCTCGGTACATTTTAATTCATAGTCACCTTTTGGTAAAGGTTCAAAATTGCGATCTTCTACTACGTAGTCATTTAAATCAAATCCGAATTTAGACATTTAATGCTCCTTTAGGTTATTAAGATATTACAGGGATATTTTTAGAGATTTCCTCAATGGTCATCTCAAAAGAGTCAGGACATGCATAACGATTCTTTGCAATATACGCTGGACTTTCTGTTACATGTAAAAGACGTTCACCAGTTGTAACTCCACGATTTACAGTGTTGTTAAAACCTACATCAGCTTTTTTGACAATCACTTTAAAACCAGCATATGCAATAACGTCACACCATTCCTGTAACAAAGCGTTGCATCTGTTAGGTAACTTAGGTGTAAAGCGATCATATGGCTCAGTTAGTGGATTCTCATAACGCACTACGTTAGCATGTGCAAGTAGAACAATGTTCATACCACGCTTACGACGTAAAGCATCTAATCCCTGAAGAATCTCACGGAAAGCCTCAGCTACGTAAACCTGATTTTTACCATACCCTAGATCTTTAGCATCGTACGAGGCTTCAATATCTTTAGATATTAAAGGCTCAACAAGCCAATCTACCGAGTCGATAACGAGGGTTTTAAACTTATGATCTTCTTTTAGAAGAGTCTTGATGTTATCAACGACGTTATTTACTTCAGAAGCTCTGGGGAATGATACTACATCCAATGAATCTAACCCATCTTCTGTATTGATGAAAATTGGAGATGGAAATTGAGATGCAATCGTACTCTTTCCAATACCATGATTCCCATAAATACATATACGAGGGGGAAGTTCCTGCTTACCTTTTATCAAGGCATCCATAAAACTCATATTATTTCCTTTATTAAAAGTTTAAATAAACTGCAAAGTACTGAAAGGTTCGGCTGTCAAACTGCAACAACTTAATCTCATGGCCAGGACTATTTTGCGCTAATACTCCAACGCACACTGCCGACAACTTAGGATCCCCAATCATGCAGAGATAATCACCTTCTTGAAAATCCTTTAGAGCTTCCCGTGCATGTGCCACAGGATCATCATAAATCGTATTAGTAAATACGTGCTCAATTTCTCCAAAACGAGCAGCATCTTTAATAGTCTTACCTTGGGAGTTATCTACTACCCATACGACACTAGGTTCTATTTCATCATTCATTTTTTCCTTTCCGTCTTTATTTCAATTATAAAAAGCGCGTAGCGCCAATGTCGTTTATTGTTTTCATTATAGCTGAAAAATACCAGTCATAGTTCAAATCAGTTGGTATATTTTTAGGTAATACCATACACTCTCGTGCTCCATCAGTCTTTGCTACTTTATTGCCGTTTGTTGCATAAGTAATTGGAGGTAACTTTTCTTTTGTTTGATACCATCTAACTGTTCTACCGAGGTATTTATCCCCTTGCACTCCACCACCTGTTACTCCTCTTACGCTAATGAAGTTCGTTAATGCTGAGTTCATAACTGTTTCTTTAAACTCAGTTCCGTATGCCAACCAATTGGCAACTGCTTTAGACACTATAGGTGCGGTTGGGTTCTTACTGAGATTGATTTCACTATAGATACCTTTAATTTTTACAGAGCGGTCTTGCTTTACTGCAAAGTAATTATTAACGTCTTTAAGAGCTACTACTCTATACGGAGTTGACTCAAAGCTAAAACCTGTTGATTTACTAAATTGAGCTATGATCTCATGAACCTTTGTGACTTCATTTCTTTTATGTTTAAGCATTATGCCGTCAGTATTGGCAGAAACAACCTGAACTCCGTTATCTTCTAAAGTTTCAATAAGGCTCAATAGAGTTAACTGCCCAGTGAGGACAATGTTAAGCATGACATCAGGTGAATACAAGACAGAATACTTACTAGCAGTTTTACCGAATGTACCATTCAATGCAATCCGCAATGAATCTGCAATTACCATGTTCTTTTGACGTTTACCCTCTAACCGCCTCTCAAAGACTTTACGATACTCCTCAATAAATCTGCTACCAGTATTAGCGGGAACAAGATTACAATTAAGCAAAATAGAGGGGTAATAACTAGATACGTCATAATCCACAATCTGGTAGGTGTCATCCGTGACATAGCAAACCTTTCTATCATGTTGCGAGTGTAAACCACCTACACCCATTTGGTAGATACCACTGTTTATCTTAACGAGGTCGTCCTTCAAGAAGTCAGGCAGTACCACGTGACCACTTGTAGCCTTTACCTCGTACACGTGCTCAGACATCCGTTTTACCAGCTGCTTTAAGCCTTCATTTTTGAAATTGATAAAGCTGGGAGTAATGTATCGAACTGATTTAGGAATCTGCACATTACCGCGCTTTAACCCTAACTTTTTGATGAACATCTGTTCAGCTACTTGAGAGTCAGATTTAGATCGTGCATCAAACCCGTATTCCTTGCTAATCTCAACTCTAAGCTGGAGTTGCCCCTGCAGGCGATTGTAAAGCTCTTCTGTAGTGTCTAAGTCATTCTTACAATACTCTGCAATCATCTTATGATCGGCTGGATCAATCATAGCAGAATGATGAAAAGGTAAATCTTGAAGGGTAGGCATGTTCATACGAGCACCATATGTCTTTAGGCTTACAAAACTAGGCGCGACTTCTATTAAGTCAATATGATCTATCAAAGGCATCTTAAACCCAAATTGACGTTCAGCATCCCAAGCCATCAAATTATCACCAATTATCTTATCGCCTAACTTTTTACAATCAAGGATTGAATTACCCGCCATAAAGTAACTTACGATAGGCATATCAAATCTCATACCATTAAAGCTAATGAATGTATTCTTAGACTTGAATAGATCTTTGAGTTGAATGCGAGCATCTTCCTCCTGCCCCCAGATCTCAAAATATGTTTGGCTCTCAAGAATCTTACCCATCAATAAAAACAGATTAGGGGCAAGTTCTATATCGAAAACAATTGTACTCATTAGTCTTGATTTATGTAACGTGAAGTTGGCTCACCTGAACAATCATCAAGAGAAGTGGGGTACTCCAATTCAATTAACTTCTCAATAAAATGAATAGACTTGTTTAAATCTTCTAGACCATTCTTTTCATGATATCGTTCTAGGTACTTAGTAGCGCATCCGACAAAGTAGCCCCTACCGTATAAGCGATAGATTCTATCCCAATGTTGCTCACCATTTACCTTATAATGTCTACCGCCCACCTGCTTGTCATTTGCTGACATTTTTCTTCTCCCTGTTTGCAATATAAAGATGCGTTGCTAATTTCCAATCTGAAGCGATGATCTTGTCTGCC